GAACCAACAACGGAAAGATCGTCCAGACAGAAGATTTGTTTGGCCTTAATGATCTTATCAAGAGAAGTCTGGTCCATTACAAAACAAACGTCCTGGGAAGGGAGACTCATCTTTTTATCGGGTGGAGACACAATAATTGACGGGTCTGCATAAAAGTACTTAATCTTCCTTTTACCTTCAGTCAGAATCATGTACTTTTCGTTAGAGAAATCTAGATCAGCACTCCCTAGAAGATTAACGCTGTTTAAGAATTGATTGAGATTATAAATGGCAAATCCGGACTCAAACTTTTCTTGGATCTTGGCCTCGGCCAGAACGGTCTTGGAGACCTTTATAGTCCTGAGAGAATTTCCTGGGCTAACCGAGATTGATTGGTTGATATTAGAAAAGTTTTTTAGGATTGCTAGTGTTTCGGCAGATAGTTCCATAATGTAGGATTAATTATTTTCAATAAGGTTGAGATGGTTAATAAGAAGCATAGTATAGTGAAGAACCTTAAATAGATCTGCTCGGGGAGTTCCCTTTGTATCATACCGATCAATATATTTTGTTACATTACCGGCACAGAAACCTTCTCGCCTGCTATGTTTGATTTTATCTATAGTCTGGTCATTACTACCAGAACTACGATCAACGTAATGTTGATTATAAGTTGATTTAAGATATTCTTCAAGTTGTTTTAAGATTTTATCTTCGTTAAATTTCCAAAAATGATTCGATTCCATAATAATTGTTAAAAAACCAATTCTCCTGTGGGAGATACCGGAATTTTAACACGTTTTTGGGGTTTTGTCAAGTGGTCAGGGAATTAGGGCACCGAGAGCCGTGTATTTTACGAATCTTTTTACTGCTTGGGCTGGTTTTGATTTTGTACTCTTTTTTAAAATTTTGACTACGGCCCTTATTACTTTTTTTTGGTTTCTTCTAAAATATTCTCTCTCCACTCTTCAGACATATTGGCCATGATTACGTCTGCGTCCTCATAAGAATCACAGAAACCTTCTGACACAAGATATTCAGAAACAATGTCGTAGAGGTCTACACTCTCTTCCATATTATCGGCTCTTCTCTTTGCCTTAGATCCAGAACCACGGTGCATTGCTTCTTTTTCAGATGGAGATTTTGGTTTATATCCCCTAAAAACGGATTGATATGTCTTAGTTCCTGGTTTAGCATGTTCAGGTCCTTCACCCTTGGCTTCTTCTAAGTAAGCTGTATAAAGTTCCTCATCACTGAATTGATCAAGATCATATCCCTCTTGGACAAGAGACTCGACCCACTGGATAATATCGGCCAATTCTTCTTCAGAAAGGATTTCTTCAGAAAGGATTTCTTCAGAAAGAGTTTCCTCACCATAAACACCTTGGCGATATGATTCGTTCAGTTTTGCGAGTAGAGTGAAATCCATTTGTATATCAATTAAACTATAAACTATTTAGTTAATTTGTTCCTTAAACGTAAAGTGTCCTTTTTTTGTAAAAAGAATAATTTTATCGAACTTACTGTCCAAGTTATCCCTATGCGATATCATAAAGATATTCTTATCCTTCATCTCTTGTCTGATGATATTCAAAAACAAGGAAATTCCTTCAGAATCCATCGACCCATCAAGAATCTCATCAAGAATCAATAAATTCGTATTAACCGAATTCTTCATTGCGGCAACCGACATAAGGGCAAAAGTAAGGGCCAGATTAATCCTCTGCTTTTGGCCTTCTGAGAAGTTACCATAAGTAAAGTTCTCAAAAGTATTTGTCAGGATTGTCTCATTAAACTCTCCGTCCAAGGTAAAATTAATGTACAGGTCCATCATCCTCAGGTATTCATTAACCTTCTGATTGATCAAAGGAAGATATTTATTAATAATAACCGTCTTGACACCACCATCTTTTAACAAGTTACTAACAAAATCATAATACTGAGATTGGTCTATATTACCAATAATCTCGTTCTTTATCTTATGGAGTTCTTCATAAAAATATTCTAACTTTGCATTTTCTTCTTGAAGATCATCAACCTTACTCATCAATTTAATTTCACCCTGGATCTCGACAACCAATTTAGTGTATTGATTCATGGTGGCCTGGTTCTCAGAAATCTTTTGATTTAGTACAGAAATTTGGTTCGATAATTCCAGGAACTTCTTTTCTTTCTTTTGTTCGGCCTTTATGGTCTGCATAAGATCTGAATAGCCCTTGGACACCTTTTCAATATTCTCTTCAGATTCTCTTAACTTTTGCTCTTTAACCTCAGAGGAAATGTCCTGTGAACAAGTAGGGCAGACATCATTGTGCTCAAAGAAAGAATGATTTTCCTTTAAGGACTCTATTTTCTGGGATAGTTTGCCTTTTAAAGAACCCAACTTTTTCAATTGGGTCGAGGCCTTTATAAAACCTTTTAACTCTTCATTAAGAGAATTCACTTCATCCGTATGGGCCTTGTTTTCATTATAAAGTTCCGTAATAAACTCTTGATACTTCTTGATCTTGTCTTTTTTATCCTGAAGGTTTGCAGAATCTTTTTGTTTGATCTGTTCAATAAATTCCTTTTGAAGTTCAATCTTTTCCTCAAGGCCAACTTCTTTGACCCGAAGTAGTTTAGTGTTATCTTTAAGGCTCTTTATGTTGTCTTTAACCAACACGTTCATTGAAGAAAAGACTTTTATATCAAGAAGCTCTTCTATCACTTCTCTTCTGTCCGAAGGGCTTAATTGCATGAAAGGAATAAAGTTTGCAGTTCCAAGAACAATGATCTGGGTAAACGTCTTAAAGTTCATCCTTAGGACATTTTGCTCAAACCATTTTTGCTGCTCAATTACTGATGAATGTTGATCAAGCAGTTCGCCGTTTTTATAAATCTCAAATACCGCCGGGGCCAGACCCCTTACGACTTTCCATTCAGTCTTATTGATCTGAAATTCTAGTTCAACAATACAATCCTTTTTGTTTATGTTATTGACCAGTTGAGGAATATTGACCTGCCTATACGGCTTTTTAAAAAGAGCAAAGGCCAAAATACTAGATAAAATAGATTTACCCATAGAATTCCGGCCCTTATAAAGGGTCATATTATCAATATTTAAATCATACTCAAGAAAATTATTGCCAATCGAAAGAAAATTCTTGGCCCTGGCTTTTTTAAAAACGATCATCTGGATAACCTGGTGGAATTACAAAATCATGACTACTAACTTTACAATACTTAAACCCGACTAATTTACAGGTTTTTATTAACATCTCTTCATCGTGCTCTACGATATTCAATTCATCAATGCCCATCTCATTAAGCATTAAAACGTATCGTTCTGCGTCGTCTCTGTCTTCAAAGAAAAGAATAACCTTTTCGCCCATCTCATTAATAACCGAAAAAGCCCCTTTTTCCTCACCACTTGCTAATGTAATAACAAACATCAGACCATATCCAGTGCAGACTTATAAACATCGTTGATGATATTTTTTACCTTGGTTTTATCCAACGTAACGTCCGTCTCATCAATATAGGAATGTAAAATGCTCATGGTATCTTCACTTTCAATATTTTCTAAAGATCCGATAGTAGAGAATTCAAGATTTTCGACTACCTTCATTTCATAAGGACCCTGATCATTTATTTTTTCAATAAACTTTTCAAACTTTCTTACGTCCTTCTTGTTTCTTACAATTACCCTCACAAGTTTTCCTTCTAGGTCCTTTGGAATAAAGATCTTGTCCTCATCATAAACAATTTGATAATGCAACTTGTAAGGATTATTAACATGTTCGTGCTCTAAGGTCTCAGTATCAAAAATAGTAAATCCCCGAACGTCGTCAACATCATTAAAGTAGATCTCATAAGGATTACCCAAGTAAAAAATCTTTCCATTATCAGATCTGGTGTGATAGTGACCAGAGAAGACCTTTTCAAATTTTAAGAACGGTTGAGGATCTCTTGAATCTTCCATAACATGTCCTCTGTGGGCCACGAAGCCATTTAGCTCTAGATGGGCCACTGCAAGCCGCGCAGAGGAGCCTCTGACGGCCTCATAGACCGATTCCTCATTCTCAGTGTTTATCCAGGGAATAAAGAGAATATCTAGTCCTTCTACATTGACCTCGGTTGGGTCTGAGTAAACGTGAATGTTTTTATATTGTTGAAGAAGGAGTGAAGGAGAATTTATTTTATTAGAACTGCGTAAAAAAATGTCGTGGTTACCCGTAATCATATGAACCTCATAATTCCTAAGAGGTTCTAGGACAACTCTCTGGGTCCATTCTAGACCTTCAAAATCAATAGATCTTCTATTGTCAAAGGCATCACCCAAATGAAGAACAGTTTTGATTCCTTCTTTTTCTAATGTAGGAAAGAAGATATTTTTATAAAACAGCTCAAAATAGTCCTGGAAGAGTTTAGAAGACTTCCTGGCGCAGTAATGGGTGTCTGTGATTATTGCTAACTTAGCCATCAATCTCATCCTTATAAGACTGAACCAGGAGCAACAATAACGCCCTGTCCTCAGAAGATTCTAATTTAGTAAACAGTTTTTCAATCATCACTTTTCTTTTATCTTCTTTTATTTTAGACTGTCTCTCTTCACTTTGTAGTCTCATTGGATGCGATTCCTTAAATAAACATTATCACGAATAGAAGAATAATCTGAATAATTATCAGTGCATTCCCCATCATCAAACATGACTTCACTAAAATTCAGTCTTTCAATAATCATTGACTTTTTTTCGGATTCTTTCTTCTCAATTTTGATTCGCCTTAGGTAGGCATAATAAGTGATCTGTGTAAAGTAGGCAAAGGGGTTGGTTGATTTTTCTGGATCAAAATTTAGAATGTACCTAGACATATTTTCGACCGCATCAGAAATCAGGTCTTCTTTAAATGAATAATTTGCATAATTTCCCTGATAACCAAATCTTGTTGCGATATGAAGAAAACATTCTCCTATGTATCTTGGGATTTGTGGTCTCTTTTCATTATTCTCGGCTGCTCTTTTACAGTCTATTTTATACTGGACCAGGGCATCCAAGAACTCTTTATTGTTGACGTAATGTGCTGGACGCTTATTCTTTGTCATTACTGATGTAGTGATCATATTTTTTCCTTAATTGGTATTTAGTGGAATTGTAGCACCAAAACCGGATTTTGTCAACCCCCTAAATAGGTGGAAGAGACTTGACAAAGATGGAATTTCCTGCTACAATCAAGCTAACGACTGGAGAAGAGATTTTCGCTATTGTCCTACCAGAGAAAGATTTCCTGATGCTTTATGAACCGGTTATTATCAGTGAAATTAAAATAATAAATGGTGATTATGGTTATAAAATTGAACCCTGGTTAAAGACTGCATCAGATGATATGTTTATTGTTAATAGAAATAATATTATTACTTTAAGTGAATGTAAAGATAAAGATATTATCAATTATCATCTGAAGTTTATTGCTAAAAAGAATATGATTGGTTATGTGGATCCTTATGAAGAGAAATTATCTAAAAAACAAGGATATGTATCTAATGTGAATATTATGCGAAACAAACTAGAACAGTTATTAAATAGTTCTCCTTCGGAGAACAATCCTACGGATTAAACAAGTTTTAGTTTTATGTTTCTGGAGGAAACATCTACGAAGTAGTCACTAGAGTTATCTGATAATTATTAAGTATTAATTAATACTAGAACATATCCATCAAACCGACAAACCGATCCTAGACCCATTCCTGAAAAAGTCAAGTGGGTATATGACAATCAAGAAATTGGCACAAGGGTAGTTGACGGATTTGAATAATGGGTGTATTCTCGTAAAGTCCAAATAAATCTTTTTACCATGACTAATTCCCATTTTTCAACCATTGCAGAACTGCTTAAAGGAATAGCCGTCGAACAAGTGGCACATGATAACTATAAAAAGCAACTAGAAGAGGCAAAAGAACAAACGGAAAATGCTAGAAATTATGCAGCATCAGTTTGGAATGATTATACAACACTCCGATTAAGAATTATTGAAAGGTTTAAATCCCCAGAAAGTTTTCCTGAGGTTGTTGAACGTGAAATGATGCAAAGTTTAATGGCACTAGCAAGTAAAGTGGCCAGTTCTCAATCAAGTTACGTTGAGGCAAGAGAAAGATATCTTAATTTATCAAAAGAAAATCCTAGTCCTAATTTTTCAGGGAAACCTGACAGGACAGAAAGTGAAATGTTTAAAGAGCTAGGGGCTCCTTGCGTGAGTAAAGGATGGGCTTGTTAAGCCATTTATTCTGACGCGATACTAAAACTTATCTGAGCAAAATCAATGATTCAATTTATTCGGTCACTCTTTTCAAGACCCAAATCAATACTCATAAGGTTTGAACTTCTTGTTAAGCCTAGTTTTGTTGAAAAATTAGAGCAACTAGCAGAAGATTTTGGCACTTCAAAGGCGGTAGTTATAGATTGTGCAATTGGACTTTTTGCAAAAGCATTAGAAGAAGCCGAAAAGGGAAACATTATTGATTTTGTTCCAGATAATCCTACGACAACAAAAATTGATTGGAGGACTTTATGTGCTGAGCTGCTTGGGGACCTTGAATCTCTCACTGAAGGCGATAGGCGACCAGAACCCGAGAATTGGATCCGCGTCCGAAATGCCCTTGCACAAACAGAGGAAAACTAATGAGCAAAATAAAAACATTTGAGCTTTATATAGACGAACAGCTCGCCAACGAACTGCAAGAAATTGCAGAAGAAAACAGAATAACTTGGTCAGACATTTTTAGACGTGCAATAGCCCTATACAAAATTGCCAAAAAAGCCCAGCAAGACAACGGAATGATCCTGATTCGAGAGAGCAACAATCACGAGCGGGAGCTTGTCGGCATTTAACCTTGAATACCAAAACCACCACTTTACCAGAATAAAACTAATGTACTTAGACTTTGGACTAACTTCATTTTCCAGGGCTCTTAATGAAATTGATAGAGCCAAGATTCTTTCTGAATTTGTTAGCCGACGCAGTAATAGAGACGTCATGACAGGTCTTGCTCTTAACAACTACTCACCCATTGAAATTACTGAGTTTATCGCTAACAGGCCCGAGCTTATTCTTGAATATGATGGGTATAATGTTAAAGTTATGGATAGGTTTAAGGAAAAAAAGAATGGTGCTTTAAGGCTAGGAGAATACTTAATTAAAAAAGACCCAGAACTTTTGACTTCTTATGAACAAGCAAGACTATTCGACTATTTGTACCTAACAGGAAAAAGAGATAAATGTATTAAAGAAGATCCGTCACCTGGGAAAAATCAATGATCCAATTTATTCGCAAATTTTTTGACGGTTTAATCAGGAATAAGCCAGAACCCAGCAGCAATCGCCTTAAGCACACTGTTACGCTTTATGTTGACGATGCTTTTCTTAAAGCCTTTCATGACCTTGTAGAGTTAGCAAATATTAGCGAAAAAGACGTTTTGTTGAACGCGCTAAACCTATATGACATAGCCGTTAAAGAAAGAATTAATAATAACAAAGGCATTGTATTTCAAGATTTAGCACCAGAGGAAGATCAATGATTCAATTAATGTACTTATTTCTCATTTCCGGTCTTATTGCATTGATGAACATTGCCTACATTCAGTCCAGACTAGAGGATATATCGGATTTTGTTGAGGAAGAGGATGGCCCATCAATTTACGACATAACAGATGAAGAGCTGCAAGAGCTAAGACGATCTCATGATGAACTAATGTCAAATCCTGTAAAAACTTATGATCAGTTACATAAAAAGTTTGACTCCTTGATTTTCTTGATGAGGGTAGAACGGGAAAAACGTAAAAAAATGTGGGAAGAATTGCATTCAAATTTATCAACATTGTTATCCGAGAAAACCAATGACTAAACCACCTAAAACCTGGAAAGAGTTAAATGAAATGCTTCGGGAGCAGCTCGAATGGTTTAAAGAGTATAATAAAAGAAATAAGAAAAACAAATGACTAAAATTGTTCATCCTGTTCGGTTTGACATAATGCTTCCGATTGATCTTGCTCAAGATATACAGGATATTGAAGATGAAACAGGTCTTTCTCGTTGTGAAATCTTCCGAAGAGCTATTGTTCTTTTCAAAAGAGCAAAAGAATCTCAAATGAGTGGCGGAAACGTTATCTTAAGAGAAAGAAATGGAACCTTAAAAGAAATTGTTGGGTTTTAGGTATTATGTGACAATCAAAAAATTGGCACAAGGGTGGTTGACAAATTCAAATAAAAAGTGTATTATACGCAAGTCCAATAAATTTTTATAATGTCTAATCTTAAAAGCCTTTTTCATGTAAGCAACCATGTCGATAAGTCCACTCGGATTTCTTATGAGGAATCCCAGGCCATAGTTGCACTAGCCAATGCAGTAGTAGAAAACGCCAGGGCTATTTCGGCCATTTGTGATTTGGCCAGTGTCTCTGGTCCAGTGGCCAATGTTTCTAATTGTAATTTCTACAATAATGCCCCTGATACATCCGTAATGAGTGTTGGTTCTGAGGATCCTGAAGAAGTGGAAGAACCAGATGAGGTAGAAGAATCTGAGGATCTGGAAGACTCTGAAGTGTAAATGGAAGACTTTAATGGGATGTCTCTTGCTTTAGAAGAACTAAGATTCCATATTAAAGTTAATGGAGAAATTGACACAGCAATAAGTTCTTTAAAATGGCATATAGGAACAATGGCCCATATGTGGTTTTTAGAACATTACGGTTTGATAAGCACAGAAACCCCAATTAAATTTCTTGGTTTACCTTATTGCGTTAAAACAGACATAAATCCCTGGACAATCAAACTTACTGATGGAGATTAAATTATTATGAACAATCCTGAATTAATACCACCAAAAGAACTAGTAATTAAAGTTTCTCACGAGGCGGCTGAAGCATTTCCAGAAAATGATGATGAGGATCTTAATGATACTTACAATAAACGCGATCAATATCTTGCTGATTATTTCGCCAAATGGGGAGCAAATCAGCCCCTCCCCAAGCCAGACCTTTCGTCGCTGAACCACGAAGGGACCGTTA